ATTCGAGTAGGCTAATCCTCCCATGCCGCTCATGATGCGGAGAACGTTGTAATTGGTGGCGTAAACACGGACCTTGGCATCACCCGAAACCGCGGCGGCGGTGAGGGTAAGTTGAAGGGTAGCGTTATCGATACGCGACATATTACAGGTTCCCGATGGCTGATGCTCTTCTGGTTTCAAACCAAACGAGTAAACGTTAATACCAGTCTTGGGTACGTTGCTGTGGTGTTGGTAAGGTTGGACAAGATTGAAGTATCTGCCCATGCGCTCCGAGAAACGGTCGTGACCATTGAGTTGGAGCTTGGCCGAGAAGACAGGGTTGAAACCACTGTCCTTGCTGACCCATTGTACGGCGTTTCCACTGGTGAGACCGGTGGAGCTTGGGTAGGCCGCGGTGTCTTGGTTCGCAGCGCTTGGTGCGACAAGGACGATATCTCCGCCATATGGGTCCGATGGGTTACCGCTGTATGGGGTGAGGTCTTCGGCGTCAGTGTAATTGAACCATTGCTTTCCGCCGGTGGCCGCGTCAAGGAGAACGGCATCCTTTTGGACAACCCAGATAAGTTCCTTACATGGGTGATTGAAGTTGAGCTTGATCTTGTTGCTGACGCTCGAGACCGATTCGTCACCAGTGAATTGAACTTGCTCAATGAGGTACTCGTGCGAGACTTGGGCGAAACGTCTGCGCTCATCGGTGTCAAGGTAGATGTAGTCAACGAAGAGCGAAGCGGCGGCGAGGGAAAGACCGGCAGAGCCGGCGGTTCCGAAGCAACAATCCGAGGCGGCACGGAATTCGATGTTAATCTTGACCTCGTGGTATTGAAGAGCAATAAGAGGGAGGGCAAGTCCGGGGTTGCGGCAGAACCAGAACTCAAGAGGGATGTAAAGATCCATTTCTGGGACGACCGAAGTGGCCGCGTCACCGGTGGTGAGTTGGGTAAGAGCGGGTACGTTACCGATCATGTTGGCGTAACCAACCTTCTTTCCGGCTTCTTGCGAAAGCTCGTTCCAGATGTGTAACCAGTCACCGTAGTGCTTGTCAATGCGTTGTCCGCCAATCTCGACCTCGGCGTACTTGACAAGTACGTGACCGAGGTGGTTAAGCCAACGGAAGGTCAAGGTGTCCGCGACAGTGACCTGAGGGACAGTGACTTGAAGGTATACACGGTGCATGAGGTCACCGTTACGCGAAACAGTGCATGTTACGCGCTTGCCGAAATCGGCCGAACCGTTGAAGGTTTGCTCGATGGCTTCCATCGAGAAGTTTGTGTGGCGGCGGTAAACTACCTTGAAGAAGGTAATTTGAGGGTTACCGGTAAGGTAAATGTCTTGGGCACCATAAGCTACTAATTGCATCAATCCTCCTCCCATTGTATAAACGTATGTAAGAAAAAAAATCTGGACGATTAAAACATTCGAATTTGTGACATGTGGTGTTTTTATACCAATAAGGGACTCCCAATTACAGGACTGGGTGTTTCACTATTGCTGATTAACTGAGACTTTATTCAGGAAAAAATGATAAACTGATTTGAATAAGTATAAATATAGAATGTCAATACCTTGGGATATTGTGAATATTTTGTATCTTTATAATCGGAATAAATTTGTAAATACATGCAAAGAATTTAATGAAAAATATAAGAAGGAAAATGAGTGCGTGAATAAAATTATAAAGTGGTGGGATAAATACTGTCTTACATATGTACACCAAAATGTACCAATAAATAAGTATGAAATTATGAGTAAAAGGAGATTAGTAGAGCATTATAAACTTAATTATGAATGGGATTGTCTTAAAACATATCCAACATTCTTGGTTAATAAATGTAATAAATTGGATTTGTTAGAAAAAGCAAAAAATGCAGAATTAATAGGAACTCGTCAGAGTATTATTGACTTTCTAAAGGAACCAAATATTGGAAAGGAGGATATTCTTTATGCTGGATGGTAGGCTTATGGTACATATACATCATAGTGGAAAGACTTCAATGCGTTCAATATAAATGTATCAGTATCTTCTGATTTAGGAATACATACAAATGTTACTAAATATATTTTCTGTCTTTTCCAAGAAATATATTCGTATATTTTTACATATTTATCATTTATATTAGAAGTTGACACTATAACGGAGGGTGTTTTACAGTAATTAATAACAGATGGACTTGTACCACATTTTGGTAATTTCTCAAGAACTTTGTTAAATCTCTTATATTTGGGTATTTCCCATAAATGTCTATGAAATTTGTATTTTTTTATCTCTATCCAAACGTCACTATTGAATTCCATACTATTCATCATTTTATATCACAAAAAGAAAAACACAATATCTAAATTGTGAAGTTTAACATAAGATTTTTAATATTCTCATTGTAGTTCCAACCTCCAAGCTTATTTATCTCATTATAATACTCTGCATATTCATTATGTTCTATACATTTTTCGCCATTAAATGTTTTCAGTAAATAATGACTATGTATAACATCTCCATCTTGTGGATAATGGAGTTTTTTTAGATGTGGCATAAAAATAGATAGTGTAGGAATAAACGTGCCACGTCCACACATTAGATTTGTAGCTGACAATAATTCGTATATATCGCATTCCAATGAATTTTTTCCAAAATATATTACATTATCATATTTTTTTACCAAATAATTGATACAAGGATTAATAGTATCTTCTGATACTATTATTACTTTATCCCAATTATGCTTTTTTATCTCATTTTCATAATATATACACGGTGGTTGTACCATTCCACAACCTTTGTCTTTCAGCATAATATCACCAGATCTAATATGTATATGTAATATATTGTTGTTAAAATTGTTATTTTGTGGGAATGAGAATGTATTATAAAGCAGATTTTTTACTTTTTCTTTATACTTTTCTAATTTGAATAATTTTAAATTATTATAAGTCCAAAAATGATTCATCTTAAATTCATATGTTTTATCACTTTGGAATTCCAAGCTTATAATCCATGTAAATATTTCATCTTTATCATAATACAACGGAATCTGTGGCAATTTAATTAAACCTATCTTGTATTCAAGGCATAGACAAATTGCAAGTATAATGCTAAATATTTCATTTCCAAATCTTCCAGTGTTAGGACAAATTACTGTATCAATCTTCCTTAAACTCAGATATTCCAATCTGTGGAACATATACTTAACACATTTTTTATATCCCAAAAAGAAAAAACACAATATAAAAGATAAGAATGATTAACCAATGTTATTGTCTCTCCACAATTTTATGTGAGGATATTTTAAATCAAATAAAGAGTTTTATATCAAATCCATATACATTGCATTATGAACACTGTGAAAATCATTATAATCTGATTAAAAACTTAATTAATAACGAATTCAATCAAATGTTTATAACCTGGCAATTTCAAAATTGTTGTTGTCATTATGCAATAACAGAAATATGTAAATACAAACCAAAAAAATTTAAAATAGACGCATTTATATGTTCCATAAAAAGAAATTGTCCAGAATATGCTATATTAAAAGGGGGAAAAGATATATTAATGACTATCGGATGTATTTCCCCTGAAAAATGGAGACTACTTGTAACTTTAGATAAATCCGCTTATTCCTCATTTATTTAATTTTTATATGCTTACTATTAATGGGAATATTTGTAAATAGAAACTTTCGTAAAAAGTCCAGAAAAAAGACTGTTGGTGGATCTCCACCAGATATTGAAACATTATTAAATACTTTTGTACAAATAAAAACAGAAATTCATACTCGAGAACAAGAAAATATAAAACTTAATTTTTTCAGATTAACGTTACTTAATCCATACAATAATAACGTTGCTTCTGTTAACGATATGTATTATATTGGTGTTGATGCTGAAGCAGAAAAATTTGAATTATTGCATATCTCGTTTCAAAAATTTAGACGATTAGGAATCGGAGGAATAGCAAATAGTGCGTATGCCAGTTTAAACCATATAGCAAGAGCATATTACAATAATCAATTTGATTTGACAGAAAAAAGTGTTGATGGAAATGGTAATATTGTTACCCTTATACCATATTCTGAAAATTATTTACAAGATCTCAAAAATATGAGGCAGGATTTGATGAATGCTAATCATGGAAATAATCCAACTATGTTAAATTCTATTGATAATATGACAACTGAAATTGAAATTATAGGTCATAGAGTCGAACTATTTAAAACATTAATAGCGATAGAAGGTGCAAAAAATCTACACAGAAGGAAAAGAGAGTCGGTTAATTATCAATTAGCAGCATTTCCAGAAGATATTAGCAATGAATTAGCTAAATTTCAGTTTGGAGGTTCAAATATTCCTGAACCTGAAGAACTAATTAATATATTTTTAGAAATTCGTGCCCATCGGTTTGCTAGTGCCGAAGAACTTGGCCCAAATCCGGATTATGATTCTATGGTAGTGTCTTACAGGACGCTATCACAAAAACTTTTCTATTACAACATTAATGTTCATGTTTGGAATAAATATACTTTAGAACCTAGAATGAGAAATATGGATAATAGACAAGTTGAATTGATTCATAATTCTTTTAAAAGATTCAAAAGATCGTTTAATACTGTAACTCCTGAAGGATTTGCAAATATGTATTGGGGTAGATTCTATACTTTAAATGAAAAAAGTGTTGATTCTTATGGAAATGTTGTAAATCTTCTTCAATATGCTGAGAAATATGTTGATGATTTAGAAAATAATACAGATTATACAATTGGAGAAAAAATTCTACACAAACATTTTCTTGATATAATTAGAACATTAAGTGCAATTAAAGATGCTACATCTCTAGCACATAGAGCTCGAGAAGCAACAAATTATGAATTAGCAGGTTTTCCATTAGATATTAGTAGAAATTTATCAAATTATCAATATGGCGGAGGAAAGAAAGTTCTTGGACAAGATTTAATTGAAGGTAAATTTTATAAAGTTATTAGATTTCAATTTGGAGAAAGTCGTCAAGTTTCACGAAATAGAAATACTTTACACGATATTCCGAGACATATTCTTACTGATGAACAAGGAAGAAATAGACCATATATTACCTATGCTAAGTATATTTCACCAATGGACCTTTCTCTAAGTAATAGGAGAAGCTTATGGAATCGTATAATCAATGCAAGACGAGATTATCTGAACACAGAACCACATGATTATAAATTTGTTGATGAAATTGGTATTTCTCGTCGTATTTTTGAAGATATACGCGGAAATATATTTATAATTAGTGAAAATCACGTAGAAGGACCAGACAATGAATTTCATGAAATTTTACCGTCTGAATTGGAAAATGAAATTAAAAGATATCCTGATACAGTTGCAAGAGAGGAACTTCGTTCAAAATCACCAATACCAGACGAATTGATTGATACTATTTCGGATATGAATTTCGAGCCAATCCAAGATTAATAAATATAAATTAATAAATAAAAATTAATGTCTTATTATCTTGAGGACAGTGTTACCAACATTGACATACTAACGAATATTGGTTTTAAAACACTTGTTGAAGGTAAGACAACTGAACAACAGAAATTAGGTATATCATATTTAGAAAGGACGCTTGCGAAAAATGCTACCCCTAGACCTTACTCAATAAATGAGCCCAAAGGCAAGTTGCTTACAGCATGGATTGGGCGTTGGTATCACCAACAGAAAAATTTTAAAAAGGCAAAACAGTTCATAGACTTGTCAGCAAGCTCGCGTTTAATTGGAGATGATGTATTGATACAAAGGGCGACTTTAAGATACGCTTTAGCAGCACATGCAAATACATCTGAAGAGGCAAGTGTTTTTTTGCGAGAATGTAGGAACCTCATACAAAATTTATTGACCAAAAATTTGGATTTGCGAAATGTTATACATCCTGATGATGATGATTATGTTTACTGTTTATTATCATCTTTTTATCTTGAGACTTTATACGAAGAAGATTGGCGCAGAAGTGCGTACGACTACTATAGGCTTGCTGTGAAAGCATGGCCTGCTCTTAAATATATGAATGTTAAGAATGAACAAAGAGGTTCAATACTAAAGATTGGAATAGTGTCTGCATTTTTATATGATGGAAATAGTGTGATACGTGACTTCGGCGAAACACTGGCTCGTTTACCAAAAGATAAGTTTGCTTTGAATTTAGTTTATCTAAATGAGAGTAATATACCTATCTCGTCCTTTTGTGGAAAATGGGAATCTATTACAGATACAATTGAAATAAAGAAAGAAACACTCCCTTTAGTAGAAGGTGTTCCTAAGTGGCTTTCTTATACAAGAGACAAGATTGTGTCAATGAAATTGGATATAATATTCTATCCAGATCTGACTATGTCAACTATGACACATAGACTTGCCATGTCGAGACTTGCACCTATACAAGTGACTTCTCACGGTCATCCTGTAACTTCAGGTATTCCTACAGTTGACTATTATGTATCGTGGGAAGCTGCAGAAATTGATGCTGCATCGCAACACTATACTGAGAAATTAGTCTTACTACCATCGAACAATATACATCAATACTACAATCCTGTTTTTAAGGAAGGCATTTCAAGAATAACAAAACAGAGAGTGAATGATAGTTCGCGTAAAATACTATTTCCTACCATATCTGGTAAAAGATGGTACGTCTGTATGCAAAAGCCATTCAAATTACATCCATGCTTTGGCAATATGTTACAGAAGGTGTTGGATAAAGATGATGAGGGAATAATTATTCTACATGGTGGTGCTGAGAGAGATTGGGGACTGGATATGAGTAGAGTATATTATTTAAATTCATTGCCACACCATGAACTACTTGCATTATATAGAGAGGCAGATGTAGTCTTAGACTCTTATTACGCTGGAGGGTGTACTACTACACGAGAGGCATTTGAAATGGGTGCTGTAGTTGTAACATTACCTGCAAAATATCTTGGTGGTAGGTGGACAAAGGCATATTACGATATATTAGGTGTTTCTGACGCTATTGCCAAAGATGAAGATGATTATGCAAAACTTGCTGTATCTATTGCATGTAATCCATCACTCAAAGCTAGTATAAGTTCAAAGATTTCTGAAAACATTCATAAGATGTGGAGGAGTGAAGAAGCAGTAAATAATTGGACTGAAGTGTTTCTACAACTTTCCCAAAAAAATATTAGTTAAAAATGATTATATTATACCTGCATTAAGCATTCTATTTTCTATATCCACAATTTCTTTAGTAAAAAAGTATTCGGTTACATTGTATATTATATCGCGAAAGTTAAACTGACTTGGTGGTTCTATTCCATATGCTCCATAAAAACATATTATAAAATCGAATACATCATTGTGTATTGACTCTTTTCTGTTTCCTATATATCTGATTAAATCATCTAAATGGTTTAATAAAAAATTGAAAGCAAGAATATTAGGTTTATCGAGTATATATGTGTCTTGTTCCAAAAAAACAAGAAATCCTTTTATATACTTATGAGGCAATTTCAAGAATAATTCGGTTGTTATATTTTTTGCATTTTTCCAATACTTCTTTTGTTTATGAATTCTTTTAAGTCTTGGAAAAAATTCAGATATCTCTCTTTTTAGTTTTGCATCCATAATATTCATACATGAATCATTAAGAACACTTTGAATTTCTGGAGGAAAATTCTTTTTTTTAGAGATTTTTTCCAATATATCTACAATTTCATAATTCGATGCCCCTAACTTTGTTTTCCTTATAATTCTATACCTAAGTTTTTGACAATTACCCATATTTATTCTGGTGAATATTAATTATATAAGGTTTTTTGATTTAAATACTATTATATGAATATAACACTTATAGTGAATTGTTTCATTCTATTTAAAGCCTCCGCATCTTTTGCACTAAAACGCAAGGTAGCGATTGTAACAGGAGGAACGCGGGGTATTGGTAAAGGTATTGCAGAAGCTTTAGCAAAAAAGCAATATGATTTATTATTATCATATAATAGTGATTATGAGTCTGCGATGGATACTTGTAATTTTTTAGAAAAAAAATATGACTGTCGAGTTGAACTTTTTTCAGGCGATATTTCTTTAAAATCAACACGAAAAAAACTATTCAAATGTTATGATATGAAATATAAGAATACTCATCATCTTGGAGTTGCTGTACATAATGCTGGTCAATATATTGGTATTACATCTGGAAATTCTGATGGTTTAAGTAACCCATCTAAAAATTTTGCTTTTGGAGATGGTTCTTTGATTGAGAATGATGAATTTGATATAAATGTTATGAGATTTTATCAAAAAATGTACGGTGAAGCTTATATTGATATATGCGAACGTTCTATATCTCGTATGAAAAAGGGGGGTTCTTTAATTGGAATTTCATCTCCTGGATGTACAACACAATTTAATCCTTCGCCCGGATATGATATGCCTGGTAGTGGTAAATGTATAATGGAATATGCCATGCGATTATTTGCATTAAGATGCGCTCCTCTTGATATTAATTGTAATATTGTTATTCCTGGCTTTACTAAAACAGAGGCATGGGATAGAATTGGTGCTTTGCGTGAAACAACTGGAGATTCTATAGTTGAAAAAATGGCAGAAAAATATTCACCAAATGGTCCGATGACACCTGATGAAGTTGGTGAAGGAATAACCTTATTATGCTCCCCCGAAGGAAGATATATAACTGGAATAAGTCTTCCAATTGATAAAGGGGTTCATTTAAAGCTTTAAATTCCTGTTTTCATATTAAAAGGTATTCCATTTTTACCTTTGACTTGTTTTCTATGTTCTGGTGGGATAATATTTTCACCATTGACTAATCTTTTTCTAGATTCCCAAAGTTCTTTATAAACTTTTTCAGTATGATCATAAAATTCGCTTAAAAAAACAATTATTGATTCATTATTAAAGTTATTTGATACATCTGAAAGCATTTTCTTTGTAATTTTGTCATCATTTAGAGATTGAAATTGCTGTATACTAAATATCAATTTTTGCATTATTAATAATGTATGTTCTGGTTTGATTTTTTTTGGAAATCTTTCTCTAATTTCCTTATTTAATTCTGTTTTTGATGGACAAAATTTAGTTAAACCATCAACAAACTGTTCTAATAATTTACTAATATTTGTTAAATTTGGTGGATTTTCATCAATATCTGCTCTTAATTGTTTGAATAAATCTTCTTTAGACATGATTATAGATAATCTATATTTCAATTCTTATATGAAAATGATAATTTTTCGTAATCGTTTTTTAAGTAAATTGTGGCCATTAATCCAGATAAATATATCATTGTTAACATTTTGTAGCTTAAATCCATAATTGTAATCGCAATTTTCTTATCAACCTTGATAATCCTTTTATAATTTAATTTCCCGTTGCTATGCATACTAGTCATTAATTATTAAAATGTTTTTATCTGATGGCAGCGCGCGGAGAGTGCGTAAAATTATTGAAAATTTATTTAATATGTTATATTACTAATCATAAATAATTAGTCATATTCAAGCTCCTGTAGCTCAGTGGTAGAGCGCCTCACTAGTAATGAGAAGGTCGTTTGTTCGACTCAAACCTGGAGCTCTTTTTTGAAATAAAAGTAATATAAGGTATTCATCATATAATTAATTAAGAAAAAATTTATTTTCTTCATTAGACTACGTGGCCGAGTGGTTAAGGCGACGCCCTGCTATTTTTATCATCAAGGCGTTACGTTTTACGTGCGCAAGTTCGAGTCTTGCCGTAGTCGTTTGCCTTTGTGGCTCAATGGATAGAGCATCGGACTTCTAATCCGGGGGTTGTGGGTTCGAGTCCCATCAGAGGTACTTTTTTAGGGGTATTAGCTCAGTTGGCAGAGCGCCCGCTTTGCATGCGGGAGGTCATGGATTCGATTTCCATATTCTCCATTTATATAGTTAACACTAAGTTTATAATATTAAATATGAAAAAATTTCTTGTGTTAATATGTTCTGTATCAGCATTTTTTTGTAATAAAAAACAAATAAGAAATAGAAAAAATCTCTTATATGTTGGTTACGTACCCGATGGTATTGATCCAGAGGAATATGCTGCACTAAAAAAAAGGGAGGCAAAGGCTTCGAAGAAAACTGATCGGAAGGCCTATAAATCACGTTCTTTTAATTCTTTTGTTGAAGCGATGGAGAAAGGTGAAGCTACACATCTTTTTGCTGTTGATCCACGAAAGGTAAAGTCTGGCGAAGTACCTATTGAGGATGTACCGTATATGCAACGTTCTGGTGGGGCGTGGGATGGTAGTGATTTAAAGGGAAATGCTTTAAGAAGAGCAAAGAAAAAGCAATCTCAGGGTTTTTATACAGCAGGAAAATGGTTAAAATCGGATTTTGAATATGAAAAGCGCGACAAGAAGGAAAAAAAATTTAGGTGGTTTTTTAATAGAAAGGATTCCAAAGATAGTGTTGAAGAAAGAGCAAAAAGAAACAAAATTTCAAAAGATGAGCAATTGTGGCGAGATGCAGGAGCTTTATCATCTAAAGAAGTTTCGAAACTTAAAAAAATCCGGTTCTTTTTTCTATAAATATGCTTATTAATATTATTTAAGTCTATTTTGATAGTATAAATTACAGAATCATGAGTCATAATCTTGGAACAACGGAGGTTATAGACGATCCTATGTCTAACGAAGATATAGTAAATCAAGATAATATTTCAGACGAAGATATAGAAATGATGACAAATAACTATGAAATTTCTGGAAGTAGACCTATATATAATGAAGAGGGCGAACTTAGAGAGGCGATCAACAATACATCCAGAGAAGAAGCTCAAAGGGCAATTCAAGCGGCAATTACACTTCAGTCAATGCGTATTCAGGAACAAATGGAGCTTGATGAAACTGCCGAAGAAGAAATACCCGATGAATTTAAGTGTCCTATATCTTTAGACTTGATGCAAGATCCTGTTTTGGCTGCAGATGGACATTCATATGATAGAGTCCAAATAGAATCTTGGTTTAGAACCAGTCATGTTAGCCCAAATACAAGACTTAATTTAAATACATTAGCTTTATATCCAAATATTGAGCTTAGAAATAGAATTAACAGTTGGTTATCTGAAAGAAGTAGGCCGGAATTACCACCTCCGCGTCAAAATAGACACGCTGTAAATACAACAAATCATACTGGAGGAAGATGGAATTGGTTTAATTATGAAAGTTCAGGTGATGATATAATAAATAATTCAATGACGAGTATTTATAGAAATATATCAAGAGGAACAAATTTTCAAAGATATATTCGTAATAGAGAACAAACCATATCCAGTGCCAGAAGTATAATTGAACAAGAATTAAGAGAAGCAACACAATCTGACCTAGAAGCTGCTCGTGATTTAATTAATAGAGAGTTAGACAGTAGTGGTAATAATATAGTTCGCGATTCAAGTCAAGAGTCTGCTCCACCTCCGGCTCCAACTCCAACTCCAGATCCAGCTCCAGCTCCAGCTCCGGCTATTGATCATCGTCGAATAATATCTGAAATAAGTGATACAATTCAAAGCCAATATAATGAAGACGAATATCAAAGATGGTATGGAAATTTTATTCGACGTATTAATAGGACCAGAATAACTTGTAGACGATGTGGGTTTAGAAGAAATCGTCTTGGTATAGAGTGCGAAGGGTGTGGTTGTGAATTAACACTTACACCCGGCCAGAGAACTATGGTTTCAGTAGTATATTTAAATTCTCGGTTACAAACTTTTCAAAGTCTTGTCCGCAGTTCACAAAATTTTGGAAATCCCATTACTGAGACAAATACAGAAACTAATACAGAAACTAATACAGAAACTAAT